TTAGGTGAATGTCACGCCGGCCGAGATCGAGGTTTTCGGCCCGGCGTGACGGGGATGCAGATTCAGATGCAGATGCAGCTCCGCCGGTTTCGGCATGCCTTGTACTCCATACGATGTATAGACTTGTATAGTCCGAAACGAGAAGTTTCATGGTATGACAGCACGAAACTAAGACCGCCGCAAGGCGGTTTTTTTTCGGCCCGAATCGGAAACGGTATAAACAGTTTATATAGTTTCATTTTGCTAACCGTATATACCGTTTATACGGTTTCCAGAGCCTGCACCTTGCCGCCTGGAGGACGCTCAAGCGCCATGTAAAACCAGTCGCCAAAGTGAGAGTAATGGGAGGTATCGACCGTCTCACCGCAGACGACCGAGAAGGCAGCCTGGAGCGCCTGGCCAGCGTCAGGAAAGCGCCCCATGTCCACCGGCAGCGGTACATCGCACTTACCGTATTTCGTCCACCGATTCATCCACTTTTCGCCCTCAGCAAAGGCTTTGGTGATGTACTTCGAGAGGTACGAGGCGATACGAGCGGCAGAGCGTTGTGAGTGCCGTTTCCTGGACGAAATATCGATGTTGCCGCCCAGCTCCTTAGTAACCTTGGCCCACACCGCCCGGATGATGTTGAAGGACTTGACCTTGACACCGTTGCGCGCCGGCAGGGTCGCAGGCAGCTTCACCGTAGCCATATGAACGTGCCAGGCCCCGCGCTTTTGCTGTTCGAACCCACACACTGCCCGAAACCCGGGTATCAGCGTTTTCATACGTCGGGCGAAGGCTTCGAGGTGTTCTTTGCACAGTTGCAGGTCTTGCTGATTGGCCCTGTAGGTGAGCGTGAGGAGGGTGTCAGCGCCCATAGCCTTACACAGCTGCCGAACGCGCTTCTTGGCCCTATTGGCAGCCACGGCGAGGGACTTTTCTTTACGCTCCTCAGCCAGCTCATCCGCCTGGTCCGCACACATTTGCAGATGGTCGGCGATCTGGTCTTTTGTCCACAGCAATTCGATCCAGTCCGTACCCCGTTTGGCTGTCACTTCCGTATGACCGTTGCCCAGGGGATGCGCTTTAACTTGCCACCACTCAGCTGACTTGCTGAGATAGGCCACACCATCAATAATCCGTACTGTCAAGACGTACTCCATCTACGTTGCGATCACGAGGCCCGATCCCTGGCAGGGGATGCGGGTCTCACCTTTTTGTGGCTCGAGCTGGAGCCAAAAACCTATCGATAGCCGCCGTGCCGGCAGCTGTTCTTGGTTCCTGTCGCAATGTGTTTATTGGATAAATCTAGGCCGCCTGCGGCGGCCGTGCCGCTGGCGCGTCCCGGCCCACCTGGTCGGACCCCGGGGGGCACAGTGCGGCGGGTCTGAGCACATCGGCGGGCCAGCTGCGAATTGATCCCCTGACATGGGGGTTGCCCCCCCATACCCCGGGCGGCTTTGCCCCCCCGCTTTGCGGCACCCCCCCAATGCGGCTTTCTGGAGCAGCTCATCGTGAAAGGCTGTGCGCGGCATCAACGTACCGGTTCCAGTCGTCCGAGTGGGCGTTCTTTGGGGCGGCGCGCGAGAGCATGGCGAGATCTGCGGCGCGGTCGGTCGATGCGCGGTTGATGAAGCTGTCAGCCTGGTCGGACCACCCAAGCACGACCTTTGGGGTAGCGGTGACCTCAGTGCAGAACGCGGCCTCCTTTTCGATCACCTTGGCCTGGCTGTCGTAGCACTTACAGACACCCTTGGCGGCAGCGCATCCGACGTAATGCGGTTGAGCAGGATCAGCGTCAGCGACCTGGCCAACTTCACCAGTTGCAGCAGCTTCCGAGGCGGCCACCATCGACCCCCCCGCAACTGGCGGCACAGCGGCGGCCGGTGCGACCTGGTGCGCGGTATTCGACACCGCATTAGCTTTGACCTGGTCAGACACCTTGACCGGGCTAATTCGATCATGAATACGCGTATACACCCAAGGCGCAAGCACTGCCCCAACGATTAAACCAGTGATGACAAACCAGACCAGGCCGGGTATCTGACGCGGCTGTTTTGTATGCGCCTCCGCCGATTGGTATTTTTCAAATACCTTTTTGTTGTATTTCCAAGGAGCTTTAGTTATCGCTTTGGAATACATCAGGGACTTGCTAACGTGGTCCCACTCGTAAACGATGGCCAGCTTCATATTCCCGACCCGGCGCACATGAAGGTGCCGCCCGCCTAGTGCATGAATGTGCCTATCGGTATTCATCACCGATTGCGTTATCAGGATGAAATCCACGCCCATATGACGGTGCGTGTCCAGCGCCGCAATGTCTTCGGGCACCTTTGATCCATTGGCCCGAGGTGCCCAAACCCGCTGATATTCGTCAAAGCAGATAATGGAACCAGGCTTAGCCCACTTGTGCCAGTCCCGAAGACCTTGATTGTCACCGCCATCGATTAACTCATGATCGATTAACAGACCATTGATATTCGTATAAATGGTGCGCGGCGCGGTTACCTCATCACCATGCTTATCTTTATACGTTATCGATTGACCCACCAGCGGCATTAACAATTTCTCAATGGTGTACAGAGTCTTGCCGGCACCTGGTACACCACTAATGATGGTAATCATTGCGAATTAACACCCAATATCTTTGTGGCTGACTGAATTTGCCATAGCGTGATTTTTACCGCTACCGCACCGAAAATAATACCGAATGCTTTACCACCGCCAGCAAACAAAAATATTTGCAGCATGTCGCCTGGCAGAGCATTAACGTTTGTCACCAGCATGGTTTTAACCGCGCCGATCGCTGTGTCGAATCCGACGATGGAAACAACGGAGAAACCAAGCGCCAACAATATCTTCGCAATTGCCGGTTCCAAGAGAGACAGCAACCAGGTGCCGAGCTTCATACGGCCCCCTTACCAGGCACAAGAATCATCCAGGCCACGAATGCAGCCATTACGAGAAGGAGAGGGCGAAAGTACGTAGAAATCGCATCGCAGCTGCGCGCCCAGTCCGTCACCTTGAGCGTCCGACCATTGGTTTGAAGGGTCAAGTAACGATCTGCCGGACATGAACCAAAACCGAAAATGGATTCTTCGGTATAAGAGATATTCTTATTGCTTTTCGGAATAGTGCCATCAGGCGTGTCAAGCGTTTGGCAGGCAAGAATATCGGGGTTGTCTTTGCACAAGTCTGACGTTTCAGGGTCTTTAGTATCGGGCTGCTTGTTATCGGTTGTTTTGGTATTAGTCGTAATAACGGTATTCGTAGTGTTATTAATAATCGTCGTCGTAGTGATATTAGTAATCTTCGCAATGGCCTCATTCGGCGTATACGTGATGGTACCCTTATCGGTCGATTCCGTTTGCTTGCTAATCGGGTCGGACTTGATATTTGTAATCGTAGTCGTCTGATTAGTCGTCGGGTTATAGGTGCTCGTGCTTGTCGTGCGGTTTGGGACGTTGACTGTCTCACCGCCGGAAGTGATCTGCGAAGAACCTGTACTTTGACCGGTGACGGTCGGCGTATTAGCAGGGAGGTTAAACGGGTTGCCCGGCCTGGTCTGAGTGGAATTTGACTCAGCGGGAATGGGAAGGTTTTCCACCGTTTTCAACGGCGCGCCGAGATCAAGGCTTTCCGGCCCGTTGATGGAGATATTTGTGGAATCGATAGACCCCCCTTTCTCCAGGACCTGCTCAGGTAGCCCTATGGGCATGTTGTTCTGGTTGAGCTTGGCGATCAGCTTGTCCAGGTTTGCAGGGGCCCACGACGAGGTGGCCGGCCTGGTGTTCCCGTTGCCCATGTCTTTGTCCCGTACACCGTTGCCGTAATTGAATGGACGGTTATCCGCTACGGTTGCGATGCAATGGCCATCCTGGCGCATCGTCGTGCTTTTATAAAATACTTCCTCGCCATTATCGATCTGACCGACGAGTGCGGAACATGCTGCCGCAGCAGTCGTTTGCCATCCGGAATCAACATCCCCGTTGTTATAACGGTAATCGAACCCATCACCTTCCTTGACCTCGACATACTGAGGGCCAAGCCGAATAGTCGTCCCGGAGTCCTGGTTAATCCACTGAATCAGACCTGGCAGCAACGTCGCGCCAGTTACCAATACGCCAAGTGGCCCGCCCAGCAGCGTTGATGCTCCGCGAAGGACCGCAGCACCGGTTACTGCCCGCACGGCAGTAATCGGCACATACACCCCATTTTTCAAGGTAAGGGCGACCGCGCCGGATTCCGCTAATGTCGCCCCGCCAGCTGCAACCGCCCAGGTGCGAGATGCACCCGCCGCAGATGCTTGTGCAGCTGTCCCGGTAACTGACGGACTGGGGGCTTTCCAGGACGCCATATTGTTGACGGCCGCAAAGACTTTCGACCACACCTCATACGGCATGCCCGATTGCGCACGTGCTGGCGTCAACCCAAACGTCGCACCAGCTGCTGCGATAGCGCATATTGCGGGCCAGGTGCGCATAGCACCCCTGCGTGACCGAAAAATATGATGCATCGCGCGATTACCGGAAGCCGACGAACAAAATCAACATACAGCCCAGCGCAAACATAATTTCAATAGAGGAGGGCATTGGTTAATCCTCAGTCGGTGAAACGTTGAAAAGGTTTAATAAGCGCCTGGCACACATTACCGTAACCACCGCCACCAAAAAATAGAGGAACACAATACCAATATCGGCAATGTGTTCCTCAGAAGGTGGAGCGGGTTCGATCAGGACGGTTACTTTGATACCGTCAGCAGTTGTGCCGGTCGCCGTATTGGCATCGGCCATATCGAACCCGAGCCGATCACTTCCAGCCGAGCTTCGAGGCCAGCTTGGACAGGCCCCAGATGGCCACACCAGCCGCCATGACCAGGCCGATTGCCGCCAGGGCGTCGGTTTGGTAAGCGGTGATGGCGGTGGAAACGCCTTCGGGCAGCGCAGCGTTTGCGGCGCCGGCAGCGGACATGACGGCAGCAATGCCGGAATACTTGAGAACTTGATTGCGGGTCATATTGACTTCCTAATGATGCGAAAGAGCCGACGAATCGCGGCGGGAAAGGCACACCTAAATGCCCTTCGCGCTGAAATTAACCAGCAGCCACAGGAGCAGCAGCGGGCGCACCTGGTCGGCGGTTGAGCAGCTTGGCGTCAAACGGTATCAGCGAAGTAATGACCGGCATGATTTCGCCCTTGTTATCGCCGTAATCCCGAACGCCCAGGCCAAAGCCGCAGGTAAACGTGCCCTCCATAACTTGCTCCTCCAAGTCACGGGGGACACGCATCATTCCGACAGTGGCGACAGTGCCGTCTTCTTTACGCAGGATTGCGCGGACTTCTTTCCAGGTCGAAACCTGGCCGGTAGAGGGATTGATTTTCTTGCCAACTTTATCTTCGACCAAGACGATTTGAATAATCGAGGAAATACCGCTCATGATTTACTTTCAGTTTGGGTTACTAAGACCCGAGGTTTTGGGCTATTGCCCGAAAAGAAACTTGACCAGGCCGACTAATGCGACGGCAGCAAGTGCACCTAATCGCCAGCCGAAACCGCGCAAGATGATTGACAGCAGACGGCTCAAAACAAAGCAATCTGCTTCCACCAGGCCGCACGAGCTTTGGAGACAGCCCGAGCGATCTGCGAGGCGTCAGCGACACGACGGCGCTGCGCTGGGGAAATAGGTGCGGCCCTCAGGTCGGGGGCCGGAGGTGCCGGCATGGAACTACCGGCCCCGTTTGGAGCCTGAGGGACGCGTAACGGTGGGAAATTGGGCATGCCGGCACCTTTGTGAGTAGTACATTTCTGGCTTACCAGAATTGGTAAGTACTAAACAGTTTTGTTTAGTCAACGAAATGTATCACTTGTGCTTACAGCCATGCAACACCTAAACGAACTCCGCGACCTGATTTCTCAGGCTGCCGACCGTGCCGGCAACGAGGCCAAGCTAGCCAAAGCGCTCGGCGTGCCCCAGCAACAAATTAGCAACTGGAAGGCAGGCACACGCTCATGCGTACCTGAAGACCAAGCCTTGCTGGCGTCCATCGCCGGGCTTGACCCCATCGCCACACTGGCGAGAGCGATGGTCTACAAGCATGAAGGGACGCCGCGCGGAGACAGGCTCATGCGAGCGCTGGGAAAGAGTTTGCAAGCGACTGGCGCGGCATTAGGTTCCGCTGGAGCAAGCGCAGCGGCGATCTGTTTGTTGATCGTTAGCCTGGTCATGCCGGCCCCAACGCAAGCTGCTGCTGCTTCATACGATGTATATACCGATAGCGGTACTTTAGTTTTTATCGGCTGAAAAGACTGAGCCTGTACGCGGGCTGGAGCCGCAGCGCTCACTATTGTGGCCGCGAGCAAAATGCTCGCGACCTTGCCACCAAAGCGGGTGATGGCGTCGGCAAACGCCTTGCGCGCTGCCACGGTTTTGGCTCGCTCTGCGGCCTGATCTAACAGAACATCGATTAATTCGATATCCAAAAGTTTCGCGATTAATAGAGCAACGTCTTCATCAAGAGTTGATTGACGACCTCTGTAGTTAGAAATAGTGGTCCGGGATATTCCAAGCTCTTTTGCAACCCGGTAATCGCTATCCCATCCCTTTACCGTTTTCAAACGGTCGATCCACTCCGCAGCTTTCATTAATTCCCCTTAAAACCCTGGGGCAAATGTAGTCAACACTGGTAGGACGTTCAACGCTGTTGGCGTGTAAACGTTGTAACCCCTTGACCCGTTGTCGGACTGTGAACTACATTCCGCTGGCCGGTGGCGAGTCTCGATCTCCCCACCCTCCCTCCCTCTCACCACCGGCACTTTTCTTGACCTGAGGGGGTAGCGGTGGGGAAGCCTGAGGGGGCTGCAATGGGGTTCAAAGCTGTTACAAATTTTGCCGTGCTGTCACGCATCGTCGTGCTGGCCGGTCTGGTGGGCATCGTCTATGTCGGGATGGGGCAGTTCCTGTGACCGGCACCGTCAGCGGCGCGGTCTTCAAGACCGACCAGGGCGCAACACTCCGGGTCTCGGCCAGCGGAAGCCGCGTGGCGGTGACGTTGCAGGTCAACGCCTTTATGTCGTTCACCCACACGCTGCCCCAGCAGGACGCGCGGCGGCTGGGCAACATGCTGGGCTTCGCCGCGAACGATGCCGAAGCTGCCGCCCTGGCCGCAACCCAGCTGCCGCCGAAGTGAACAACTCGACGCTCTGCGCGCCGCAATACGGCGTCTGGTGCAGCCTGCCGCCGAAGATGGTCGATAACCCGGCCGTGGCCGGTTGCCCGGTGCGTGCGCCGGCTCATATTCGTGAGACCCTGGCCCGGCTGCGCGCCGAGGCTGCGGCTCGCGCCGATACCCTGCGGAAGTCCGCTTACGGCGTCTGGAAATAGGGCGTGGGCTATGCGTTGCCGCTGTCGGATGCCGAGTGGTCGGCCGGGCTTGTCGAGTCCTTCCCGCTGTCCTGGCAGGAGCGCCTGATTGGCGTATGGCAGCGTGAAAAAAAGGCCGATAGGCGGGCGGGAAACCTGGGCCTCCTGCAACGCGTGAATCAGTTGGCAGACGCCGGCAAAGGTGGCATCCGGCCGGACGCTGATGATGGCGAAATCTGCCGTCAGGCGGAGATCACCGCCCGCGACATGGAGTCCCGATTGATGGACATGCGCGCCGTGTGGATCGGCCGGGCCAGGTCGGAGGCCGAAGGGCCGGAATTCATGGAAGCGATGGCCGCGCTGCTATGCCGCGGACTGCTGGACGAACGCGGCTTGGCTGACCTGTGGCCGGGGCCTGGTGGCGTGGCTGGGGCCGAGCCGCTGCGCCTGCCGAAATCGAAGGTTACGCGGGCCGGTGCCATCAAGCGGTTGCAGTGCGCCCGCTGGTGGCGTCGGGCCTATCGGAAGCTGCATGCGCGGACCGTCGAAGCGTGCGCGATCGGCATTGGACTGGTGAGCCGACAAGCCGGCCTTTACGCCAGCGATGAAAGCGTGCGTCGCCGCTCGGCGCAAAACCTGCGAAACGCTGCATCCCTGGAATCTGTGATTGCGGTGAACGACCACGGCCAGGACTACACCTTGGCCGAACTGGCCGCCAAGGGCACGGCCAACAAGAGCATTCGCCGGGTTGAGCTCCTGACCCGCATCGCTGGTTTCGAGTTGATCGCGAAGGACTGCGGACACATCGGTTTCATGGTCACGATGACGTGCCCGAGCCGCTTCCACAAAAAGACCACCCGGGCCGATGGCCGCGTGGTCGACAACCCGCGTTTCGACGGAAGCACACCCGACCAGGCGCAGCGGTATTTGTCTAAGGCGTGGAGCCGCGCACGGGCTGCAGCCGACCGGCGCGGCCTGGGGTGGTATGGCTTCCGTATTGCCGAGCCGCAGCACGACGGGACGCCGCATTGGCACTGCCTGCTATTCATGCCGCAGATGACCTTGAAGTGCCTGGACAGCGCGGAAGTGCTGCGCTGGGTGGTCCGCAAGTATTTCCTGTGGGCCGACAGCCCGGATGAACCAGGCGCGGCGAAACACCGGGTTGATTTCGAAGCCATCGACTGGTCGAAAGGATCGGCCGTGGGTTATGTCATCAAGTACGTGTCCAAGAACATCGACGGTCACGGCGTCGGCCTGGACCTGTTCGGCAATGACGCCATCACGTCGAGCCAGCGCGTGGAAGCCTGGGCCAGCACATGGCGCACCCGGCAGTTTCAGCAGATCGGCGGTCCCCCTGTTGGCGTGTGGCGGGAACTGCGCCGCGTCCACCCGGACAACATGGCCGGCGAGGATGCACCGGAGCCGCTACGTGAGGCGCTGTCGGCCATGAACATCGCCAAGGTGGAGCCAGGCGCGCAAGCACTCGCGTGGAAGCGCTACACCGCCGCGCAAGGTGGCGTCGGCACCAGGCGGGCCGACCTTCGCATTCAGCTGGACAAGGAACAAACCGGCGAGTGCGGCAGGTACGGCGAAGTCATGCCGGCACGGCCGGTGGGCGTGCGCGCATGTGGCTGGCAGTACTTCCGCAACCACATTCACCAGATGCTGCCGAATCACCCGCCGTTCAAACGGCCGGTGTTCCAGTCGGTCGAGTCCGAGCGCGCGCAATGGGTGGTGGGGCAGGGCGACCGTGCCACGGCCATCGCCTCGGCGCTGCGCGTATTTGAGGCCCAGCGAAGCGGCGCAGCCGCGCAGCCTCGGATTCATGTCAATAACTGTACGGGCGGGTCGATGGACCCGCCCGCCAGCATGTTCGCGCCAGTGCATCGGCACCGGCCGAAACTGCGGCGTTTTCGGGTGTGGGAGCGCCCGGAACGCGAAGGAAACGGGATGGTGGGTGGGATCACCAAGGAAATGAAGAATGAAAGACCACATCGAACGCCTGCGCAAGCTGGCTGAGTCCGTCGCCAGTGCCGCGAATTCCCTGGCCCTGGCCGAAAGTCTGTCCGCTGGCCTGAACGCCGTCGCTGACGCCCTGGCCGAGTTCGAGCCGTGCGTTGACTGCGGCAGCAAGCAAGGCGAAGCGCTGCCACCGGCAGGAGCCTGACCCATGGCCCGCGAAACCCAGGCATTCGCAAAGTGCCATGCGTGCGGCGGCACTGTCGCTGCAAAGCTCAACGTGTCCAACCGGGCGTATTACAACTGCGATCACTGCGGTTTCGCCGGCCAACACAAGTGGCAGAAAACGTCCGACGCCTACATGGCGTCCATCGCACCGACCCCGGCCCCAGCGCCTGCGGGAACCCCGGCCGCGCCAGTGCCCCCGGCACCAGAAAAACCCCGCAATTCCCCGCGTTTCGGCGGCACCTTCTTCGGATAAATCATGGAACAGAACAACACCGCGCCGGCCGGCGAATCTGACGGCTTCAAGGCCATTCGCAACATGGGTCAGGAGGTCGATGACGCGGCCCACCAGACCCTCCACGGCGCGCCGGCCGCAGCCGCTGCCGTGGTCATGGCCGACCCGGCCGCCAATTGGGCCGTAATCCCCCAAATGGTCGGCAGCATGCTGTGCATGGCCCTTCCGGAACTGACCGCCGTCTACAGCCCGGAGAACTGCCTTGCATGGGGCACCGAAATGGCCCGCCTCGCGGCCAAACGCGGCTGGGAAACCGATGGCCTGCCGCCCGAAGTCTCGGTGCTGGTGGTGTCGGCCGTGTTCGTCGTGCCCACCACCTTCGCGATCAAGGGCCGGGCCGATCAGCGCAAGCGGATGCGCGAGGCGCAGGCCGCCCAGCAGCCGCAGCAAAACGCCGAGGAACCCAATGGCACCGGCACTAGCGCTTAAGCCCGCAAAACGCGGGAAATCGCAGGCTTCCACCGGCACCGCCAGCGCCGCCAAAAAAGCCGACATCATGATTGCCATCGGCGCGACCGGCAGTGGCAAGTCCACCCGCGTCAACGGCGATATCCAGCGGCGCGGCCTGGACCGGCTCATGTTGTGGGATCCGCAGCACGAATATGAAGGCCCGGCCGTGTCCACCATCGACGCCCTGGCGACGGCGGTGCAGGCTCCAACCTTCCGGGTGCGCTTCCTGCCGTCCTGGGACACCAAGGTGCGGATCAAGCAATTCGACCTGTTCTGCCGCATCGCCTATGAGGCCGGCAAGTGCGCCCTTGTCTGCGAGGAGTTGAGCCAGGTCGTGAACGCCAACGGCGGCGGGCCGGGCTGGACGCAAGTCCTGACCGCTGGCCGGCACCGGGAATTGATCGTGTACGGCACCAGCCAGCGGCCGGCGTTGGTCGACAAAACGGCCCTGAGCCAAGCCACGCGGCTGTACTGCGGAAACCTCGAATTCCCGCCTGACGTGAAAGTCATGTCCGTCATGCTGGGCGTGGGGGAGGGCGATATCCAGGCGCTCGGCCCGCTGGACTACATCGAGCGACACCGGGAAACGAAGGCGTTGCACCGGGGCAACCTGAAACGGGGCGCGCCGCCGTAAAAACCCCCGAAATACAAAAAAAATTTCGATTCGGCAAAGCCGGGAAATGCAGTGATTTGCAGCGTTTCCCGGCTTTTGTCTTTGTGGTGTGCAGCGAAGAAATTCGGGCGTCTCAACCGACCAACCCATTTTTCGGAGTCACCACATGCACCCGTTGCTGAAAACCGCCGCTGTGGCCCTGGCTGCTTACGCCGCCGTCGCCATGATCCAGAAGTCGTTCGCCATCCCCGTCCTCGGCGCGTACCTGCCCAAAGCCTCCGCAGCTTAAGGAGCCGACGCCATGACGTTCAAGCTCAAAGCCACCAACCTGCAGAACGTTGCGCCCGGCAACACTGCGACCCTGAAACTGCCGGTCGGCAAGAACGCCCCCACGCTGGACAAAATCCTGTTGACCCTGGGCGGCACCCTGACCGCCGCGCAGATCACCCGTGTGCGCGGCAAGGCCAACGGCCGGCTGTTTTTCGATGAAGGTGCCGGCACCCTCATCAACCTGCGCGACAACTACCGTGGCGTGTTCACGGCGGCCGGCTTCCTGACCATCGACTTCACCGAAGCGAAGGCCCGAAACGGTGCGGTCGAACAGCTGCTGGCCTCGGTGCCCATGTCGCAGCTGCAAGACCTGTCCTTCGAGTTCGATATCGCGTCGGGCGCGGCCTCCACCGCCACCCTCCAGGCGCAAATTCAGGTGCGTCAGCCCACGGCAAATCCGTACATCCTGAAGCGCCTGAACACGAACCAGAACTTCGGCAACAGCGGTCAGCAGATCATGTATCTGCCCACCGGTGGCGCGGGCGGCAAGATGAAGCGGATTTACATCCACGAGCAGACGGCCGGCACCATCACTGACGTGGAATTCCGCGTGGGCAACACCACGATCTACGAGACCAGCCGCGCCCAGCTGGAACAGTCGCAGAAGCAAAACGGCCTGACCCCGCAAACCGGTGTGTTCGTGGTCGATTTCATCGAAGACGGCAACCTGTCGGGTGTCATGGACACCGGCTCGGCCGCCAACGTCGAAATGCGCATGCAGTCGAGCGCCGGCAACACCTACACGGTGTATTACGAGTTCATCGACCCCATCGGCCGGCTGTAAGGAGCGGCCATGGCGTCCTACGACGATTGGGGTGAATCCGACCAGGCGCTGTTCCTGGGCATGGGTTCCACCAGCACCTACGACCAGCCGGTGACGGCCCAAACCGTCACGTCGTCTTTGGCGACGCAAGGGCAGGGCATCACGGACACCGGGCTGGGGCAGTGGGGCGGCTTCCTGCAGAACGTTGGCAAGACCCTGCTGACGTACACGCTGGCGAAGGACCAGATGGAAACCCAGGCCGAGATTGCCAAGTCCCGGTACGGCATGACGGGCCTCCAGCCGGTCTACGCCAGCACGTCGGCAGGGTTGGCCATTTCGCCCATGCTGCTGATCGGCCTTGCCGTGGTGGCTGTCGTTCTCCTGAAGGACTGACATGCTGCCCATGTCTTTTTCGGCCAGTACCAGCACGTCGAGCAAAAGCGGTGACGCCCAGCAAAACAGCGGGTACAGCGCCAACGGCTTCAACGTCAACTTCGGCAGCGGTGTCAGCCAGGGCGGCGCAAGCCTGCCCACGTGGATGTACATCGCGGCTGCAGTGGCGGTGCTGCTGATCCTGAAAAAGCGAAAGAAATGAGCGCGCCCGCTACGGCCTTCGCCCCAGGCGCGCCATCCACCGTAGTCGCTACCGGCCTCGCCCAAGGTGCCATGCAGGCACTCGGCTTGGGCGGTGGCGCGGCCGGCGCGGCGATGGGCCTCGGCGTCAGCGGCTCGGCCTACACCGGATCGGTGTCGGGCGATGCCGCGCAGTTCGCCGGCTACGAGGCCGACGACTTCAACGTGAATTTCGGCAATGGCGTCAGCCAGGGCGGCGGCCTGCCGACCTGGGTTTTCCTGCTGGCCGCTGTCGTGGGCGTGTACGCATGGAAACGCTTCTCCTGAGCAGCTGCCAGCCCGCGCTGGCCGCCCGCTTGCTGGCCGGCATGGCCGCGCTAGACCCCACCGGCCGCATGTGCGAGGACGGCATTCCGGGCATGGCCCGCCGCGGCGAATGCTTCCTGGCGACCACGGGGGAGGGCGATCAAGCCGTTGTGGTCATGCGCCAGGAAAACGGCGTGGCTTGGGTGGATGCCGCCCGCGCCCTGTCGGGCCAGCGCTGGACCCCGGCCCTGTTTGCAGCCATCGAGCGCCAGGCGCGCGGCCAGCAAGCCGTCGCTTTCCAGACCGCCCGCGCTGGCCTTGCCCGGAGCGCCCAGGCGCTGGGCTACGAGGTCACCGGCTACATCCTTCGAAAGAAACTCCCATGATCTTCACCAACAGCAGGCACAGCCGCATCCTGGCCGCCTGCGTGCTGCCGATGGGTGCGGTGCTGCGCTTCGGCGGCGACTCGTCGTCGGAAACCAAAAACAGCACCGAAGTGCGCGACATGCGCGTGGTCGGTGGCGAAGGCTCTGCCAACGTCAGCGCGAACGACAGCAGCGTGCAGGTGTTCACCACCGACCACGGCGCGGTGTCGGGCGGCCTGGGGCTGGCCTCGCAGGCCATCGACGGCGCAGTGAAAAGCGGCGCAACCCTGTCGAGCGCGCTGGGCAGCATGTTCGACAAGGCGCTGTCCTTCGCATCGGACGCCAACAAGACCAGCACCGCCCAGGTGGCGAGTGCATACGGCAGCGTGGCGGCGGGCCTGCAAGACGCCTACAGCGTGTCCCGCGCCCCTGATACCGGAATCCTGAAAATCGCGGCCGTTGCGGCCGTCCTGATCGTCGGCGTGCTGGCCTACGCATCGACCAAGCGAGGCTGACCCATGCAAAGCAATATCACCCTTCAGGCGGGCTTTGCCCGGCGCGTCGACGTGCTGGCCCGCAATCTCGTCCTGCTGGATATCGGCGCGGCCGACACCATCGACATTGCGGTGAGCATCAACGGATTCCAGACCGAAGAGGTCAAGGGCGTGCGTCGTGGCTTGACCATGAAAACGCCCGGCTTCACTGGCGTCACCCTCACGTCGGCGGTCGACACCGTGGTCCAACTGCTGACCACCGTGGCCGACGTGGACGTGAACTACCTTGACGGCGCGACCGTCAAGGCGCTGATTCAGGGCACGGTGCCGGTGTCCATCGCCGGCACCGTCAACGTTGTCAATGACCGGGGTTCCCCAGGCAACCCGGTGAACGTGACGGCGGTAACCGTCGCGGACTCGCCGGCTACGTCCGTTACCAACCTCGGCACCGTCGCCGTGTCGGCATCGGCCACCGTTCTCGTCGCCGCCGCTGCCACGCGCCGCGAGGTTCGTTTCTACAACGTGGGAAACCAAGACGTCGCCATCGGCAACCCAACATCGCTGAGTTTTGCGAGGCGCGTGATCGTGCTGCAACCCGGCGATATGTGGGTTGAAACGCGTGCCGCAAACCTCGCGTGGAGCGGCATTTGCAACACCGGACTCACCTCCAACATCAACGTGCAGGAGGTGTTTGCGTGAGCGCGATTTTCATCAACGTGCGCCGGCTGATTTCGGCCTCGGCCACCGCCACGCTGGCCTCCGCAGGGACTGCCATTACCGCCGCCACCACGGCGGTTTATGCCGGCTTCGCAGCCGTCACCGGATCGTCGCTGGTGGGTTGGATTCAAGACGCTATCGGCGCAGTCGCCCGCACCCTGCAAGACAAGGCCCGCGAGCGCATCAGCGTGACTGACTTCGCCGGCTGCGATCCGACCGGCGCCACGGACAGCACTGCCGCGTTCCAGGCCGCCAAGGCCCGGGGCGCGCTGCTGGGCGGTGCCCGCATCCGCATCCCGAACGGCAGCTACATGCTGACCAACTTTGAAATGGACGTGCAGCGGGTAATTTTCGAGGGCGAGACGGGCGGTTTCAGCTACGAAAAAATCACCGACGTGACGAAGGTTGGCGTTCGTCTTTTCCCAAGCCCAACGGCGATTTGGGTGTGGCGAACCAAGGGCGGCGTGTCGGGTGCGGCGGGTCAAGGATCGGGCCTGAAAAACGCCGTTGTCATTGACACTGCAGCCGGTGCCCACCAATACGGTGTGATCGAAGATTGCGCGGGAACGATCCTCGAAGACGTGACGATTCAGGGCTTTCAGTACGACCACGTGATGCCGGCTGCGGCCAATCAAAACGTGCATCGTCGGGTGGCAAGGCTGGGCGCGACGAAGGTCGGTTTCCTGACTTCGGAGTTCGCCGCCAAGGGGTACATGCACCCCGACGTTCCAGACATTCAGGACATTCCCAGCACCGTATGGCAGGCGGATGGTTGCGTCATTCGACAGAACGAGTTCGGCGCGGTCATCCGCGACGGGATCGGCGCGAACATGGGCAACACGGTGATCGAGAGCAACCGGCAGGCAAATATTTATATTTACCGCACCGACGTCAGCACCGTCAGGAACCTCGACTTCAGCAACGTTCATTCGGAGAACGGCTACGACGGCTTCACGGGCGACACCTCCGGGTACAGCATCGTGGGGAACCGCGCCTTCCTGATCGGCACCGGCACCACCGCCGCGCCCATTGCCTGGACGGCGGCCTATCAGGCCGGCTTTGCGATCTTGATCGATTCGCAGACCCATGCCGGCTCTGGCGGCCCGGACAACCTGAAATTCAGCGGCGGTTCGTCCAACTGCAACAACGTCTATCAGAAGGACCTTTTCATCCTGTCCGGCGTGGGCGCGAAGTTCAATGGCTGGTCGTTGAGCGGCTCCGGCGATGAACTGAACCGCATCAAATGCACGTCCGACGCGCAGGCCACGGAATTCAACGATCCGATCTGGCGGAACGACCCGGCCGCACTGGTGCCGGCACTTATGGCTAACTTCGGCGCGAACCTGGGAACGCGGGGTATCTACCGGAAATTTGGCACCAGCTTCGGCGCGGCCGAGTTGGGTGCGTCGTACCCCCGCGTCGGCTTCACGGGCGGCCCGGTCCACTTCCTGGCGCCAGTGGCCGGCGACCCTCGCCGCGCGGAGCCGCGTTGCCTGGACGATTACTTCGAACTGGACGCTTTCGCCATCCCCTGGCGCACCGTCAACGCGATCCCGTTCACGCTCAACAGCGAGAAAAACACCTGCACGAAGATCGGCCGCGAGGTGGTCATCAAGTGCGTGGGAACGATGACCGTCAGCGCGGCCTACGCCAGCCCTGAAAAGTTCTTCTGCAGCGCGGCGCTGCCGTACCAGGCGGCGGCATCCGGCAACGTCGTCGGGCAAGTGGTCATCACGGCCACGGGCGGCGGCGCGACCGTCGTCAACAACGGCATGAGTCCTATCGAAATGAATGCCATCGCCTCGGCAATGACGCTGCAGAACGTCTTTCCGGCGCTCACGCTGGGGATGACCTTCAAGTACCAGGTCGAGCTTTCCTACACCACCGCCACATGAACGCCCCGGCCGTCCTGACGCTGACCGCTGCCGGCCTGCTGCTGTTCGCCAGCAGCAGCACCGGCCGCGCCAACGTCGAGGCGGGGGAGGGCGACTACCTGGGCAGCTTCTCCATCGACACCCTGGCCGACAACGCCGAAATCGCCTTCAACCTCATCACCCAAACGACGGCCGACGTGCCGCAAGACATGGCCTCTCAAAACCTGATCGCCTTCCTGGCAACGCTCCGCAGCGCCGAAGGCACTGACCGGGGCGCGAACCCCTACGCGGTGGTGTACGGCTACGGCCCGGAAATCACCAACTTTTCCGACCATCCGGCAGTGACCGGCGAGTGGCGCGGCGCACGTCTGCCGGATGCCATGTGCATCAATGCTGGCTACAAGCCGGGCTGCGTGTCGTCGGCGGCCGGCGCGTACCAGATCATCCGGGGCACCTGGCTGAAATGCCGCGACCGGCTGGGCCTGCTGGACTTCCAGCCGGCCAGCCAGGACCGCGCTGCCGCGTACCTGATCGACAGCCGGGGCGCGCTGCAGGACGTGTACGCCGGCCGGATCGCCGTCGCCGTCAGCAAGTGCCGAAACGAATGGGCATCCCTGCCCGGCAACTACGCCAAACAGGGCCAGCGGGCCATGAGTGACCTGCTGGCCGCCTACCAACTCAACGGAGGAAATCTCGCATGAAAGTCGATGTGATGACCGGCGCTGCCGTGCTGTTTGCGGGCTTCGCCGCGTGGTACGCCCTGAGCCGTGGCAAGACCACCAGCGGCCTCACCGCCGCCCAGCAAACCGCCTACGGCATGGCGACCGCGCAGCGCCAGGACTCCGGTTCGGCGCAGTGGATGAACGGCATTTCTGTCCAACAACTGATGGACTCCCTCAACTGGAGCGCCGCCCCGTACGACGCTTCCACCGCAACCCGTCGGAGCGACTTCCTGTGAGCAAAAACGAAACCTATCTCGTCATGGCCCTGATCGCCTGGGTGGCCTTCACCACCGGCCGCAACCGCGGATATGCCGTAGGCCTCGCCAATGCCAACGCGCCGGCCTACACGGTCGGCAGCGGCATGGACTGGATGACCAACTGGACCTTGGGCTGACATGGCCCAGGTCGAAGCGCGCACGATTCTGGCGGTCGGCACGGTGCTGATCGCGGGCTACGTGGTGTGGCGCGTCTCGCGTGCTGCCAGCAGCGCCGCGACGGCCATCGGTGACACGCTGACCAATGCCGGCTACCAGCTGTGGGACACGGCCGGGAACGTCGCTACGGCGGTGAATCCGACCAACCCCAACAACGTGATCTACGGCGGCGTGAACGCGGTCGGCGGCGCGGTGACGGGCACCAAGGATTGGAGCCTGGGCAGCGCGCTCTATGACTGGTTCCATCCGGAAGAAAACGTGATGCTCACGGGCACGATGAATAGCGGGGGTGGTGGGGACTACCAAGGAAACGGAGCCAGCGGAAGCTGGTGATAGACATGAACAAGTTCAAAGCCCTGCTGGACCGACTGCGCCAGCCTTCCACCATCGCCGGCCTCGCGGCCTTCGGCGTCCTGGCCGGTGTGCCGGCCGACACCCTGAACCACGTGGGGCAGGGCGTTATCGCCGTTGCCGGCCTGCTGGGCGTGTTTCTGGACGAGAACAAGGGCGGCTGACCATGAGCCAAGAAATCCTGATCGTGGTCATGGGGGCCGCCGCAAACGGCCTTGTGACCTGGGGTGTCATGTCGGCCAAGCTGGCATGGCTGCGGGCCGACGTGGACGACCTGAAGCGGCGTGTCGACCGCCTGACCGGGGCAGCGGCATGA